GAAATATAGAGCAGCTTCTTGTGCTCTAATGCCGTCCAGCTCTGCTTGTCGAGCTTGTTTAGTAGCGTCTTCCATTTTCTCTCCTTATACCGATGTATCTACTAGAAAACCACGAAGTGAGCCAATTGTCAAATCGACACCGCCCTTATCGTTGATTCCTTCTCCGTCAATTACGGCGGAAGCAATTGCGTTCTTCTGTTGAAGCGCCTCATACTGACGGACCTCAATAGACCCTGCGGTTAGCACGTCCTGAATGACGATAGTCTTCCATTCAGAGGACGCTCTACGAATTCTACCATTACGCTGAATAGCAAGTCCAGAAGACCACGGTAGGTCGTAGTTTATAAGCATGTTAGCAGCAGGAAGATCCACACCATAGCCGCCAGCGTCAGAGCTAACGATAACCCTAATATTTGGATCGTTGTTGAGTGCGTTTTTATGCGCTTCTTTTGTCTTAGCATCGAGCTGCCCAGTATAAGGAACAGCGCGATCAGCACCGAGACGTTGAACGATAATATCCACCATATCGACATAGCTACAGAACACCACTAACTTATTTGCGTCGTTTTGATCTAGGAAGTCTTTAGCGTAGGCCACAAATGCCTCTAGCTTAGTGTCTGGAAGCCCGTCAAGCAGTTCTTCGTCATCCAGTTGGCTGGCGTAGGCAGAACCTTCTCCGTTGGCCTGGCGGAACTTTACAGCACTAGTCTTGAGTAGCTGGGGCGAGCAAGTAAGCATCTTTAGTGCGCCAATCTTAGACATAACTTGACCACGTAGCTCGTCTGCAGGTCCTCCCCACGACTTCTCTACGCCGTAGTGAGCCATGATGTTAAAAGAGCTTCCGAACAAGGTCTGGGCGTTGTCCAAATCAAGCAGCAGGTCGTCGCTGATGCGCTTGTAAAGCTTGGCTGACTTCCTGTCCATGTTCACGAAGATTGGGTCCTTGTGGATGGTCTCAGGCAGGAATGGGGCCACGTCAGGGTCCTTCTGTGACTTGCGTACAGAGGCCTCCTTCATGTGCTCGTGAAGGGTAGGTAAATTGCGGTAGCGGTCTACGCCACCCCAGGCGTTACGCACAATAAACGTGGCGTCAAACTTGTCAAAGCGGCCGAGCACAGAATCATCTACGAACTGCATGATGCTGTAAAGTTCTTCAGGTTTACCGTTTTCGATAGGGGTACCTGTAAGCGCGAAGCGGTACTCGCAAGTAGCCAGCTTCTTAGTAGCCTTGGCACGCTTGGACTTAAATGATTTAATAGCAGTAGCCTCGTCCAAAACGATGAAGCCACGTGGAAGTTTGCTTACGTACTCCCAGTCATTTACGACCTGCTCGTAATTCATGATTACGTAGTCAATCCCGGTGGAACGCCACTTGAACGCGCGTTCGTACTGCTTCTTGCGCTGGTCAGCGTTACCGTCAATTACCAGCGGAGTAGAGCCGTTAGTAAACTTCTTGATTGAGGCTGCCCACTGATACTTAAGGCTAGATAGGCAAATGACTAGGCCAGGCTCTAGAACCTTCTCCTCGTCCATCAGCTTCTCAATAGCAGCGATAGTTAGTACAGTCTTTCCAAGCCCAAGGTCGTATGCCACAAGCATCTTGCCGCGAGCGCACATTTTCTCTACAGCCTCTGGTTGGTAAGGAAGCAGCGTACCTACAAAGCTCACGACAGCGCTCGCAGTCCGTGTACAGAATGCTTAGCGGTCTCAATCCCTGTGAGGATCTCCGAACGGCTCATAGCCCCTACGTCTTTCATCTCAGTGTGAGAGTAGTTAAAGAACCACGCCTCAAATCCACGGCTAACTGAGAGTTCCAGCATCTTCTGTGAAGAACCCCGTCCGGAGTCGTCATTGTCAAACGCGAATACAATTTCGTCAGCCTCAAGAATCAAGTTTAGTTGAACATTAGAGAATAGCGAGCCGTATGTCGACACGCCACCCTTTATGCCTATAGACTCTAGGCGAACCACATCTAGCGGAGACTCGACCACGATCATCTGCCCGCCCTCGTAGCGGTTGAATCCGAACAAGGTTGTCGACTTCTCGACGCCCTGTGGGTAATTATTAAAATAGCGTCGGCTAAAACCCTTCTCCTGCCAACCACGTAATTTATTTGAATACGGGTCGCGAATTACAGTAATCCAATTTGAGTGCTGAGGGTCCCAAAGTATCTGGTGTTTCTCAGCAGCGGCTAGTGTTAGCCCACGAGCCTTTAGCGCGTGCTCTGGTGGATAAGTGAATAGAGCAAGTCTGGCCTCACTGATATCAGTAACGGGCTTGAATACAGACTCTTCCTCTTCTTCCTCATCGTTACCGATAGAAAGGTTATCGAAGGATAGGTAGAGCCAGTCTTTAGCATCAGCGTAATCCAATAGTCCGTTGGCGTCTTTAAGCCCTTGTACCGTAGCGATTAGCGAAAATAGACTTCCCTTGAACCCGCAAGAAAAGCAAATGTGCGCACCAGTCTCGGCGTTGATCCACCAGGAAGGGTTGTGATCTTCCTTGCCAGTGATCTCTTTATGTCCTGGGCATAGAGCCAGGATTTCGGAACCACGGGTGTTAATTGGGTCAATGTTAAGGCGCTCAAGGACGCGCTCCATCTCATCAATTCTCATACGTCATCACTTGTCATCTCACGGAACAAACCACTTGCCCAGTCCCACATTAGCGAGGCTTCTACGTTACCGCTGTTACGAGCGGCCATAACCTTTAGAGTCCTGGTATCGTCAACCTCTTCGTCCTCACGCTCAAGGCCGAATACAACGTCAGCGTCCTGAAGGAACGAGGACGAGTAACCAATTGAGTCGGTGCTAACCTTACCCTTTTTGGTCTTCCAGTTAAGCGCCTGAGTAGTGATCACAATAGGTTTATTAGTTTTCTGCGCTAGTCGCTTTAGCGAACGAGTGATTCCTGTAAGAGCTTGAGGAGTATTTGACTCTCCAGTCTGCTCGTCCATCATCAGGTACACACCATCGATAAACACTACGTCTGGCTGAAGAGTCTGAATCTTACTGTGGATAGCGGATACGGTTACTCCGTGAGCCGAGTCCACCAACCAGAAGTCGTTTTCATCCTCAGACATTTTGTTTAGAGCCTCTTGATAACGCTTCTCTTCGTCCGAGTTCAACGCACCCGTAATCAGACGGTTGTGAGAAATCTGCGCACGCATAGAGTCATAACGGTTCTGCTGTTCACGGTTTGTCATCTCAAATGACTGGAACATCGGTGAGAGGTTCTGGTTGTGGATGTTGTTCGCAATCTGAAGAGCGAGCGTTGACTTACCAGTCTTTGGGGTTGCCACGATTACAATCAGCTGACCCTTCTGAAGACCGTTAGTGACCGCATCAATAGTAGGGAAGCCGGTTGCCACACCCAGTAGTCCAGGGTTGTTCTTGCGGAACAGGTAGTCTTCCCAGCGGGACTCAGTAGTAGTAATCAAGTTGACGTCAGAAGTCTTGTTGAGACCTTCTTCTTCAAGCTTGACGATACCGCTCTGCATTAGTAGCAACGCGGACTCGTGGTCCTTATTGTTCTGGATCTCGTCTACGGCAGAACGTAGAGTGCTGACGATTGAGTTCTTACGGCGCTTGTCTACAATCTCATCAATCAGATAATCGATTGAGTCTGTGAGCGGTTGAATTACGTATGCAGGGAAATTAGCCTTTACGACCTCTTCGCTGGGACACTCTGCGTACTTTGAGAAGTGCGTACGGAGAAATACCCAAACGCGCTTGTCATCATCGTCAGTGAACCAGTGGTCCGATACGTTGTTCTCAAACAGTGGGGACAGGTCTCTGACCTGAATCACGCCACTAAGTAGTTTTGATTCTGTGCTCATAATGTAGGAAAGTCCATTCCCCATCGACCGTACCGAAGTAACCGCGATGGAATGTCAATAACGCCAACGACTTCTGGCCGATACGGAAGTTCTGCAACTACCGAGTCAACCGATTTGTAGGACGAGCCGTAACGAAAAGGATTCGTTCCGATCTTGTCCAGATAATTCATCAACTCTATCATCTGCTTATCAGAATGTGCAAAACTGATTAACTCTAGAGTCATGAGGCTTTTACTAGTAAACAGATACAGGTGACTAAGGACTAGTCGATTGTACTCTTTACGTTTTTCTTTTACTGGAACGACTAAAAATTTCTTCTTGACATTCTCGTAGGTATCAGTAATAACGTCTGCCGTTACTAGTATCCTTTGAGGTATCGAGTTACTAATGTCATTTCCGAGCATCAGTAGACCTCAATTTTAGCGTGATGAATAATCAAGTTGCGGAAAGCCTTTTCAGACTTCATAGCATCCTTAATCTGCTCAACAGTTACTTCCTCTGAGAAGTCAAACGGATATAGCCCATCATTAGCATCGATGCGTTCCATTACTAGCTTTGTGTGACGGCATTTGTTGCGCGACTCAAACCCAGGGCAGTTGCAGGTAAGCTCTTTGTACTCAGTTGAGTGAACCTCAAAGATAGCTGGTCCGGGACGTTCTGAGCGACCGCTTAGAAATACTTGAATAAGACGAGTGCTCATTACTTCCTCAGATCTGTAGTGGAGTCCATATTCACATAGACAAACGCCTCATGAACAAACGACTGTGTAGCAGTCCCATAATGGGATTCCCAGTCGTCTAACTTGATGTTAGTAGTAACTATAGTTGGTAAGCCATTGTTGAAGCGAGTGCGCAACACGTGGTGAAGCATATTCTTCTGCCAGCCTGACGCACTTGCGTGCTCCTTGCCTACATCATCTAAGACTAACAGACGGACGTTGTACGCGTCGTCAGCGGCTTCTCCGAGGATGCCGTTGTAAAGCAGGTCGTCACTAGGCTCGTGGTCTCCCATAAGCTCCCCCTTGAGTTCTAGGAGAGCGTTGTAGGTGATGAAGTAGCAAGGGCGACTTACAACCTTGCCCGGAACCATGCCTAGGGTAGCGGCCTCTGCCTTGCGGATAACTTCCTGAAGTAGGACGTTAGCTACGGTGGTCTTGCCACGGCCAGGAAGCCCGTATAGCATCAGTCCCACGCCACATGTCGGCTTGCCTTCAGCACGGATAACCTTGTCTTGGTAGATGCCGTTCATCCATTTGTTGATGGCATTTAGGGACGAGACGGGTACATCCTTGCACTCATCCATAGCCATCCCTAGCTTTGCTGGAGGAATGTTAGCAGTCTTGATCCAAGTACGGCGACGTGGCTTTAGTTCTTCCGGCTTATACATTGTCGTCCTCATCGAATAGTGAAAGCTTCTTGGATGTAAGTTCAGCATCCTTGATGATGTTTGCCTCACGCTCTTCAACAGTAACAGTTAGTTCCTTAGCAGTTTGCAAAAGCATCGGAGCCTTGTACATAAACGCACGCCACAGGTGATTACCGTCGGTGTACTTCTCAGCATCCAAAGACGCAAAGAACAACTCGATCAGTTTGGTCTCAAGAGCGCCATTGGTATCGTGCTGCTTACGGAACGCCGCTAACGCCTGAACAAAGCGAGACTGTGTAACGCTGAAAGGCGCAATGCTCCAGATATCTGCCATACGGTCAGCGAACTCGTAGGCCACATCCTTGCAGCTCCACAGCGCAGGGTCAAGGTTAGAGCGGTGTCTATCACGGCGTTGCTCAGCCTTAGCCAGCTTAGCCTCTGCGTATTCCTGCTTCACCTTAGCCAGGTGCTTAGCACGTTCGCTAGCGAACTCATCATCGCCAGAGGATGCATTTTCAAAGAAGTCGTAACCCACTTGTTTCTCTTCCTCTTTGACCTCGTCAAAGAATTTATTTGTAGCTATATCTACTGTTCTAGCATTACTGCTATTAGGATTAATTGGCTGTAATAGCTGAACTGCTGTTACGGTGGAATCGGAGCTTACCAAACTGGTAAGTTCTAACTTTTTAGACATTACCGCAGTGGTAAGTTGTAAATTTGTTCCTACGTATCTTGATCGCTTAGCAATTACAAGGTTAGCCTCGCGTAGCTCACGAACAATGTCGAGGCTACGGCGACGGCTAACGCCTCCGTGGTCCATTATCGAAAGATAATTAATACGGATTTCAGGATTGTCAATGAAGAACTTAAGCCAGGTCTGAGCCTGTCTGCTTAGCCTACTTGTCATTTAGCAGCTTCTTAAACTCGCTAAAGAAACTGCGAGCAAGTTCTTTGCCTGCCTGTTCCATAAGCATAGTTACAAGTTCGGCTACATCGTATTCTTCAGTAGGAAGGTCTACGAAATCTTCTTCGTCGTCCTCTACTACAGGCTCGACTTCAGGTTCAGTAACCTCAACAGCCTTTACAGCCTCAGGGATTACGACTTCCTCTACGACTTCAGCCTTAGGGATAACCGAGACTACAGGAGCCTCGATCTTGGCTTGCTTTAGGCCAATCATCATTAGGCCGTCAGTTAAGTCAAAAGCTGAAATACCCCACTGCTGAGCAAAGGAAGCTGCAGCCTGACACTCTGGGTCATCGTCATCCCAAAGCATAAAGAACCTTAGTTCATGTGCGGGGGCGTACTCTGTAAGAGCTGGGTAGTTGTTGTCTGCAATTTCAACAACACTGATATCTTGATCTTCGGCAAACTGCTTTGCCCAAATAGCGCCTTGAGACATCTCTTTATCGTAGACAACGATAAGTCCTACCTGGTCCACTGAATCTACGAAGTCAGAAAGAAGCGCGTCTACGTTAGAGCGGGCTGTCTTTCCATTACCTATAACCACCATGGTTACTCGTCTCATATTTACCTCCTATGAACGGAGATACAAGAGTAACTCTTAAGCGACTATGTTGTCAACTACTTATAAAAAATAGCCCAAAGAGCACCCATAGGGAGGGCATCAGGAATTACCGCCTTTAGTCGTTGAATGACTTTAGACTTATTTAGATAGAAATAGCTCATGCTATTGACGTGGTCGGTAGAGTCCCACGACACGTCAGCAATTGATACGTTAGAGCTTAGGTAAGAAGAAGCCACAGAGACCTTGCCCGCAGCTGTTATCGCAGGCGCAGGGTTCTTGGCCCCGTACACACTGCTAACGTCGAGTACCAATGATGATCCCGATGTTCCCGGTTGAGCTTCCCATGTACCGTTGTATCCGATTGGAGTTACTCCGCTAATAGTAACCGTTTGATAAGGTAAAATACCGTGAGTAAAGCCTGTGCTTAAAGTTACTACGCCAGTTCCGCTTGAGGCCTGGATAGGTATAGGTAAAAGTAGGCTTGCGCTAGTAGAAATTGTCGTTAAGTCAATACTATTTAAGTCACCATCAAAGTAAGGAAGCGCATTCGAAGATAGTTCGAAAACAGGCTTGCTTATGTATAGTTCTGGGTGTACCCCGCTTATGGCAGCGTTACCAGTAGACGTTACATAAACGGTAGCATTAGCAGTTACTGCAGTGGCCGGGGCAGTTCCTGACACAGAGTTAATAGCGTACTGAGTAAGGTCTCCATACCAAATAGGAACTACCGTAGCGCTTTTAATAGTGCTTAAAGCTGTGTTAGATGAGTCGTACCAAGTAATCGCTACGTACGCTTGAACCTTTGGAGATCCCGCGGAATCAAATGCGTCAGCGGCCGGAGTTATCGGACTACTTATTTGGGCGCTAAATGAGTACTGTTTGTTAGCAGATATTGCTACATTTTGGTACGCGACCCGTACGTCTGAAGTTCCTATAGCAGGACCGCTGAGCACCTCCATCTTACTAACGCTCCAGCTAACAGTTGGAGCGCTTAAGCTAATTCCATCGTCAGCAGCCCAGTTAGTAGTTACGTTTCCTACAAACTGCGGGTTAAGCAGGAGGTTAGTTCTATTAGGTAGCAAGGTGATGTCCACACGACGAGCATCTGCGAATGGAAGCACTGAGGCACCGACTTGGAACTGCATTCCGTCAAAGTAGTGAACTTCATTTAGAGCAGCTGTAGCAGTGGATATTGCAGGAACAGCAAAAACTGCTCCCGTAGGGGCAGCACCTGTGACAGATACTGAGACCCAAGTGCCCGCACTGTTAGTGACGCCAGTACCTGTGGTTGTAGAGATAAGCGTGCCAAGATAGTTAAACCAGTTAATCTTAAGCACGATTGATCGGGTGGTTGTAGCTGCCTTAGAGTAAGCGCTGAATGTGTACGTTGTTCCTGACTTTACAGGTACACCTGCGGTTATAGGAGCTGAGTATCCACATCGAATGTCAATTGAGGTAACATTATTTACAGTAACTTTTAGCGAACCATTTTGCGAGTTAGCAACGTTAGTAGCGGTTGGAGTAGCCGCGTACGGAGTCACGGTAGCAGGAAGAGCTACTGACAGAGAGTTATCGTTACTATATGCCGCCCACGAACCGATCGAGTTTTCGGCAGAGCTATCATTGGTATTTAGCATCAAGTTAACTGGTGTACCGATAGAGCAATTGTAGCCAGAGAACGCTGTTACGAAAGAGGCTAGTCCAGAGGTTGTGCCCTTCATCGACAAGTTTTTAGCAAAAGACTTGATTAACCTACGGCCTTGAGCAAGGCCTAGTTCTGCCTCGTAGTTAAGCCCAAACTGATGCATCATCAGGGGAACAAGCCGCCCATCCAAGTTAGCGATGTCGTAACGGTTTTTCACGTTCTCGGCCGAAGCTTTAAATGAATCGTACTCAGATGCGAAGATGCTCAAGAAGTTTACTAAGTCTGAGTTAGTCTCTGTGACATCAACTAGACCAGTGTTGTAGGTGCTTGCTTTGTAAGCGACTGGAAGTTTGTCGTACATCGACTGCGTTGTGCCGTAGCTTTTTACTGACATCGCCATAGTAGTAGCTGCGCGAGTCCAGGCAGTAGAGCCAGTTCCCTTTACAAACACTGAGTAGTAGTACACTTGATTTTCAGCAAGTGAGTTATCGTTAGGCTTGATGTAAGGGTCAATCAACGGGAATTGTAGGTTGTCGTGCTGCGCAGGAGTTACGGTCAGTAACGAGGTGCCGTCTTCCGGAGTGACCGGAAATCCTAAAGTGCTTCGTACAAGCATCAGGTAGTCCCATGAACCCAGCGGTTTGTGCCACTTAATTCGGACCTGTTGAACACCGAAAGGACCTGAGTAAATTGGGTTAGCATCAAATACTGCTGGCACAGGTACAGATATAGTGGTTACGTTAATCTGTAATGCCGAAGTAGTTGTTACATAAGGAGAGTTACCTCCAGCATTAACAGAGTATGCGCGGAATTTATAGTAGGCGTTAGAAAGCCCATTGTATGTGTACGACAGAAGAGGAACGTTTACAGGAGACGACCAGTCTGACCAGTTAGTAGATCCATCTACAGATCTCTGAAACTGGACATAGTACCCGGTAATAGCAGACCCATTATCAGATGCTGATGCGGATAATGTAACTGTTACGGAGGATCCTGTGACAGTAGTGAAAATACCAGCTGGTGCTGAAGGCGGGTTTACCACAATTCCTGTACTAGTAGTGCTGTTGGAATAAGGACCCCAGTATCCCGAGTAACCGCTTGTCCTAAAGTAGTAGGTAGATGACGGCGCGACCGTAATCGGAGATGTAGGGCCAAAGGTGGCGACAAGGCTTCCAGTAGAAGACATTGATTGAGCAGTAGACCAGTTAGTATTGTCAGTCGAGTACTCATACTGGTAGTTAGTTACTGCAGTAGTAGAAGGCGCATTTTGTGAGGTCAGGTTGATCGTAGTTCCGTCAGAAGAACGAGAAACTGTAGGGGCGGCAGGGGCACTTAAAAGTGTGTAGGTCTGGGTCGAGATAGTGCGCTGAGGCATAGAGTACGACTGAGACTGGTTATTCATACCGTACGAGGCAGCTACAGTAAATGTTCCTAGACCGGCCGAGTTGTGATAAGCGGTGAATGTAGAGGTATGAGCGGTGTAGTATCCGCCTGCACCAGATAATGCGCGGCTAGTACTGGTGTTTTCAGTCCAGTTAAGGTTAGTAGATACGCCAGAAGAATTGAGATAAGTAATGTTTAGGTAGCCATTACACGACCACCCGCTGAACCACTGACTACCGCTAGCGTCAGCCACAAGATACACTGTAACAGGGGTAGAGTTAGTTACAGGATCGTAAGTTCCAGGGGTAACGGTAACGTAGATTCGGTACGAATTGGAATACGATGTAGCGTATGTCGCCGGCGATGGTTGAGCCATAAGTGTATCCTTTAACTAATTCCGCCAGTTGGGGTTAGTATGAACCTACCCTCAGACGGGATTTCGTTAACGGCACATGTAACTGTGTTAGCGCCCTGCCAAAGATCTATAGTACCGATGTAAGGAGTTACGGTTCCAGCGGTAGTGATGTTACCAGGGTTTGACCCGACGTTTACTGCAAACTTATTAGTAGCCGGAACAGCGGTAACTGTCCAAGTACCATTGTAGGCAGTAGGAACTACGCCAGAAACTGTTACCACATCACCCACAGCAAAGCCGTGAACAGACGCGGTAGTGATAGTTACGCTAGGTGCTAGGGTGTAATCAGCGGTCTGGGTAGCGATTACAGGGGCGATAGCAACTACGTTTCCGGCAGCAGTTATTGGGCCTAATGAAGTAGCTCCTACGTTAATTACAAGGGCAGTTCCTGTGGTTCCAGTGACAGTAGTCCAAACACCATTGTACGCTGTAGGGGTAACACCAGAGATCAAAACTTGCTGACCTACTGTGAGTCCGTGAGCAGCAGACATCGTAATGGTTGCGTTAGGGTTAGTGTACGAGAGGGTGGATGTCGTGGCCAATCCTGCGTGCCCAGAGGTGATCTGAGCAGAAGTTGCGGTAGTAGTGAAAGTAACGGTGTTAGTGGTGTTTCCTGTTAGACTCCAGATACCCTCAACTACCGCAGAGTTACTAGTAACATCGATGTAAGCAGTCTGTCCCGAGGTCAGGCTGTGGGGACCATTACTGACGGCGGTTACAGTATTTCCGTTCTGAATCCAGTACGACAGGTTAATGTTTCCTGTGCGCTTAAGTACGTCTACAGTTACATAGTCGATTCCTTGAACCGAAGCCGCAGCCTTCATCAAGTACTGAACAGGAATAACGTCTGAGAAGAAGGCGTTGTCTAGAGAAACTAGCGAGCGAATCATAGTCAGCAAGTTCGACGAAACTACTGAGTTCTGGTACTGAGGCAGTACGTGGACAGTCATGGCGATGTCCAGTGGTACGTATGTAGGGGGAAGAATAGTCAACGAGGAGTTAGGCGCAGCCTTGTCCATAAAGAAGCTGTACAGGTTATTGGCCAAGGAGTTAAAGGCAGCAGTAGTAATGCCGTTTACAACTCCGTAGTCGCCGCTTGGTAACATGTACAAATTCACGCTGCTAGGTGAGGCCGCGCTGGCAACAGCCTTAGCCACGCCAGGGTACAGTAATGCGAGCGAAGAGTAGTCTTTAAGAGACACAGCGCGTAGACCTGCGCGAAGTGCTTTAGGTGCGTTTAGTCGAATAGAGTCTGTCGATTCTTCATTAGCGCCACCGCCAGCCGCGACTAGGTTAGTGACTCGAATTCCACTGACGATGTTAGTCATTTGGTTTGTAATGCTACCCGCTGGAACGTTTCCGTCGGCACCTGCTCCTGAGCGGTATGTGACCTGAATTTGCGCAGCAGCAGCTGGGACAACACCGTTAATGCCGTCACCGAATACTACATAAGTGCTTCCGTCAGAATCATTGTAAGTGGTAAAAACGGCATCTGCCATTCCATAGTCAAGCAGTGAGGTCACATAAGTAAAGGCGGTTCCACCAACAGTTACTGATACGCTTCCAAAGATTACCTGCGGAAACGCCAGTTTAAACACTTGCTGAGGAGCACCATTAGAAGAGCCTACGTTCTCATTCGGAACTGTGACACCTTCAGTAGCGGTCATGGTCGCGGTGCCATTAGCAGGAACGGTAACAGCGTTATCAATCTCAAAGAAGATTTGAGTAGATGATGCGGAAGATACAGAAGAAGTAGCAAACAAAGTACCATCGGCAATTGTTTGGTCAGTGCTTCCTGAGTTAGTAAAGGTCAGAGTAACCGTAGCGGAAGTAAGCCCGTTAGGAGTATAGCCAAGCATCGAGGCAAGTTGAAGAATGCTATCTCGCTGACTAGCGGTTCCGATAAAACCTTCGTTAGCTGCGCGGTCGATGTAGAAGTTTAGCGAGTCGCCCATGTAGGAAAATAGTTCAATAAGGGCAATACCCAAGTCAGCCGCGTCACGGCTAGTCCAGTTAGGGGCGTAGTAAGGGATTAGATCGAACAAGTCATTTCTAATCGAAAGGTAATCACGAGAGGTATAATCAACCTGCGGAACATATAGAATGTTATTGGCCATTATGCTACTCCTGAATTAGGTCGCCAGACCTTGTTAAAATGCCGGTGTTGACAGTCAGCTGATCTTCTGCCCCACTCGGAAGTGTATAACGAACATTGATAGTCAGGGATCCGGAGCCTTTGTCGTATTGTGGTGATACCTCAATTAATTTTAAACCAGGAAGCCATTTATTAAAGGCAATACTAATAGTTTTAACCGCGAGTTCACTGGCTAGATCCTCGTCTTCAAACAGGGTTGACGATAGATCTGTGCCGAAGTCAGGGCGCATTAGTCGTTCGCCAAATCGGGTTAATAGAAGTAGGTGAACACGACTAGCCCATAGGTCACGGTCATCAGTAAATACTGACACTTTACCTAGGGAGTTAAAAGAAAATGGTACGGCAAACCCATTTGCACTCATTTAAAATGTTCCTATCCATAGTGGGAAGTTAGGGTCCCCGCCCTCAAACGCTGCCCATACAGCATCAGAGGTCTTAGGGGCTACTTTGCCAACTGCGGATATGGTAACGACCGCACTTGGGGTTGTAGGAGTTGTAGGGTTAGACAACACGTCATAGTACTGCATAGTTACCCCAGTATTGGAAGCAGACCACACTATCTCGAAGTAGTCTCCAGCATTAAAACTAGACACGTAGTTCCAAGAAGAAACTATGTGGCCAGGAATGCCACCGTGACTAGATGGGATCGAAACCAAACCTGTACTACCAGCAACATCTGCGCCATTAGTGCGCATCCACACGTACGCGTCTTGAGTACTCGTACTTGTGTTTTGGAATTGCATCGAGATCTGAATGTTGTACACACCCGCGTACTGGAATAAAAGCTGACTTCCATTCTGCAAAGTGATTCCGTTAGATCCATCGTTAGTTCCAAAGGTTACAGGGTAGGCAACAGTATTGCTAACGATGCTTTGAGTGTAGTCAGCCCGCCATTCGCCGTACACAGGTTTATACTGAGAGACCCCGCCCATAACAGGCCAAGCCCAGGTGGTAACTTCTTCTCCAAGGATCTGAGGCACCTTCATACGGATTCGGCCGGCGTTCAGAGGGTCAGCGCTATCTACCACAATTCCTCTATATAGCCCAGGGTAATTATGAGTGTGCATTATAGGCTCGTATCTTTTCTAGAATGAAGGCAGGTGTTTGCGGGGGCAATGAACGTTCCTTTAAATTACCGTCCCTGGAAATCCATCGGCTTTTTAATAATAATTTAGATTCAGGATCTGCGCGGTTAGTGCGGTTTACAATAGAGAATTTGCTTGGCTGTCTAACATTAAGTCCAGACCAGTACGCTTCGGTGGATACTTTTTTACGAGTGTTTCTAGTGTTAGGAGTGATGTGGCGAATGCCGACATTCGCAGGGATTGTAGGCACAGCAGGGTCGTTAATCTCGCCCAGAGAGTCCGTTCCCACGGTCAAGCGTGTAGTGTACGTCTGTCGGTTGCTAGATGCTTCTATGACGTGGTGCTCAACACTAAGCACCGTCCAATAGCCAGAATAGTCCTTGCCGACGTTAGTAAAGTGAACAGGCATACCAGGGTGTAGCGCTACGGTTCCTAGAATCTCAGCTTCAGCCATATAAGCGTAGGTGCTTCGAAGGTCTGCCGAGTTTGCTTCTGCGGTAGCGGTCTTAAAGTCGTTTACAACTACCGAGGTAGCGTGCTTATCAAACATCTCAGGGTGAGCGTCTTTACGAGACGGTACGGCACGCTGTGGTGTAGTGTACTTAAAGTACGCGCCAGTAGTAGGGTCTACTCCAGCGATGGAAGTAGCGGACTTATCTGCGTCGTGGTGTGCTAATGTTTCACCGACGATAGGGCGGAAAGAGTACAGGGCTTTTTCATACTTCTTACCTAGGTCTGTTTTCACAAACGAAAGCGCCTCATAGATACGGTCTTTGAAGTCCTGCTGGAATGGTGTAAAGTATAGCGCAGCATTCTCAGCTCGTAGGAAATAACCAGACTGTTTAGCCAGCTTGACCATAAACTCCCAGTCAGTTAGCCCCGCCTGAGAGATCTGCGGGTAGACACGTGGGTGCGCAATTGCTTTATAGGCAAAGTTATATCTGCGAGCAATGTCTGCAACAACTTGGTCTGCAGTTACGTTGTAGTAAACTTTCTGGCTGCTTTGACGCATTACGTAAGATGCACCGATAACGCCAAGTTCAGTAATGTCTTTGCCATTCTCCTGATGTGACTTGATGTCGTGAATGTATCCACAGAATTCTTTGCCGTCAAGTTTTACGCGGATTAGCGATCCCGGGCGTGCTTTAGACGGGTTACCGTGCCAGTCTCGGAATGTAATAGATAAGTAGTCATGCTCGTAGTTTTGCTGTCTGATTACAGCTTTGTAGACACGATTGAATTGCCATTGGCTATTTGGCATCTCTACTTCAATGTGATTAAACATGCGCTATTCTTAGCACCGTTCCTTCAGGAATATTGTCGAAGTCTTTTATCTCAGGATTGTAATAAGGGATCATCCACCACATCTGCGATTGATTGTAGAACCTGTAGGCGATGTAGTCAAGACGGTCGCCTGAACGCCATGTGTAGTTTATATATGACACACGTCCCAGCGGACCGAATGAATAGCGAACTACAGGGGCAGCAGAGCCGTCCTCAATAGTCGAAACAAAATCAACAATAGAGTTCTCATAGCGAGAGCCTAAATAGATTGTCACGGCAGTACCTTTCCAGCACCGCTACTAGGCTTGTGCTTAGACAAATAGGTTGTAGCAGTAGTTGCCGCCTTCTGGTTACTCACAGAATAGTCACCAAGTAACGCGGAATAGTTAGCGGGTTTCGCAGGCTGATTATTTAGAGTAGGAATCTGCGTGGTAGTGCTGGTGGTAGTAGCAGAGGCAGCAGAGGCGTCAGCCGCTGCGCTACCAATACCCGCAGTAGCAAGAGTATTAAATGAGATCGAAACATCGGTACGAATAGGAATCATGTCCTGCGTAAACGAGGTGTGCGTAATACCGATATTGGTAATCCAGCCGATGTAAGATAGAGGACCGACGTCAATGTGTACAAGGTTCGGCTGTAGCCATCCGATGTTGGCGGTCTCTTGTCCACGAGGGTTTACCCAAGGGGTATCCTCAGTAGGACCTTTTCCGTTAACTGCGCGGAAAAGATACTCAAGATCGGCAAGAGTTCCTCGATTAAATAAGTCTTTGAGGTCGTCTAGCTTAACTCCCTTTTGCGAGAAGCCGCCTTTAACTTGGTACTCCGGAAGCAGGTCACTTAAAGACGTGTTTTTCACAAAGTCATTGCTTCCAGAGTCTTCCTTAGCCAACTTTGTCGGACGACCAAAGCGGGCACCAGCGCGAGCAAAGTCGTTTGTCCTGTCTAAACGGATGTTAATGCTAAACGTTTCGGTGGCAGGAAATAATCCTACAGCACCAAGCCACTGGTCGTTTACGTTAGGGGTAGCGTCCATCTGAACAGCTACGGCTGTGCTCAGTGCTTCAGGATTCCACATAAATTGGAATCCATAGTTAAGTTTGCTCTTGTTAGACTTGCTCCAGTTCTGAACCTGGTTTCCCTTAGCATCAGTAGTTAGCGTATATGTGTTAGCTGCGTAGGCAGACCAAATACGGCCGCGACGGTATCGGTCAGAGGATCCGGAACGAGTCGCGCGTTCAATAGCCATGCCATTCTTAGATGAGACGAAGGGCATACTCCATTTGTGCGGAGGCAAGTTCCACTGATAGTTCTCAGTACTGTCAGTTATTTGAGTACCGTCCGTAGATCCTGCATCAGTGCTTATACTGCCAGGGGAATTAGGAAGGACCGTAGGAACATAATAGCCTTTGTAGTAAATAGGCTTACCATCAGTTCCAGGAATCGTAATAGGCGTATTGATGTACTTGTAGGTAGTGTTAATTGTTTGACCACTAACCTGGTCTTTATAGAAACCTGAGTCACCAGATGCTTTAGGAACAACGTCCGAGATGATGTAGTCGGTCACGCCGTTCGCAGTGTCCGAGTACTTACCCGTTACAACCGGAACACCCTTAGAAATTCGGCTAGAGGAAGTCAAAGGCACGGTATAGCCGCGTAAATTTCCTTGGGCAGCTGCGTTAGTTAAGCCCGTTGCTAATGTGACATCCTGAGCGGGCGCAAACTTGTCCGAGTAGTTTTTGTAGTACGTAAAGTAAGTGGCCGCGGTTGAATTAGCGGAGCGTACACTAGAGCCGCTATCTATTGGTTTAGACATTATCTACTTACCGCCGATCTGATTTGGCCTTGCTTGTCCAGGACTCGCTTGACTTCCTGAGCCAAACGTTCTTCGTTAAAGTTTCCGCCATTTACGTGAATGTGAACTACGGTTCCCCCAGCAGATGACGTTGCGCCGATTACGGTCGGGCCTTCACCTTCACCTCGCCCAGCATTTGCCGAACTCGTCCAAGGGTTTGCGAATAAAGAGTGGGCAACCGACTGTGTTCCAAAAAGATTAGTGGCACTACCCTGCGTGGTCGCGTCCGCAGAGCCTGAAGTAGAGGACATACTAGATGCAGCACCCGTAGGATCAGGAGCAGTGCCGCCCAGCCATTCTTTAGGGTCAATTGTTCCGCTGTTACCGGAACTGCTGGCTTTTTGAACTTGGAAGTGAAGGTGGTTTCCAGTAGCCGCACCTGTCATGCCTACCTCACCAAGTTGCTGCCCGGCGACGACATCATTTCCAGTTGATACCATAGGGGTATTGCGCATGTGTGCGTAGGTAGTCTTGTAACCGTCAGAGTGCGCAATAGTCACGTTGTGACCAAACCCGCGACTCTTATCCATGTTAGCGCCGACGCTAATTACCTTACCGTCTTTAGCGGCATAGATAGGTGTACCCGCAGGCCTACCGATGTCAAGACCGTAGTGAAAACCTGGCTTGCCTGTAAGAGGGCTTTTACGAGCACCATAGCCGCTTGTAATGTGGTGTGAGTATCCGACGATAGGAGCGGATACTCCTTCCCCACCACCAGAGCCAATAGCTGAACCATTACCTCCGAACGACCCGCTCGGAATACCGACGCTTCCGCCTCCGCCAGTTATGCTACCGAGCAGAGAACCAACCAACGCTCCACCAGGTCCGCCCAACGCGGTCTGAAAGAATGTGGCACCCATAGTGATAAAGTCTTTGAATGGACCGAAAGTCATAAGCGCGCTAGTAATTGCATTTTGTGTATCGTTACCCCCAATGATACCCGCCACACCACCAGATGTAGATTGGTCTTGGCTGGCATATTTCTTAGCGTTTCTAGCACCGATGCTTTGGCTAATTGCTGGGTTGGCACCTGTAGCGGCCAGCGAGGCTTTGCTAAAGCTTCCTCCCGCGGCCTTCTGCATAATTGCCGAAAGCACGTTCTCACGGAGAATAGGGTCGTTACCAAAATAGGTATCAAGTAGGTTAGCCAATGCGTTACCCGGCTGAAGGGACAATTGAATTTCAGCCGCCGTAGGCTTACCACGACCACGATAGCCTTTGATAATTACGTTGTCCCAAATCTGGTTTGCAATGTCCGTAAAGCTGCGCATCATACCAGTCTTGTCGTCACGGATGTTAATTCCGATCATACGAGCCATGTTCACACTACGTGCAGAGTTCAGGGCATTTAGCGCCTGCATGCTTCCGGCGATACCAGTTCCAGGAACTAGGTTAGACATAGTGGCTGCGCTAGCCATACCGCCTGCGCCACCGATACCTGACTGAGTACCCATCATAGCGGCACGTGCGGCATCTAGCGGGTCGGTAGCAGTTCCGTTACGCATTGTACGGTTAAACATCGCGCTGCCCATAGCAGCTCCAGCATCGCCGCCTACGCCATTATAGAAGCCGTAGCGACGGCGTGAGATATCATTCTCAATGTAGGCACTTGCGTTTGTACCTGCATTAATCGCGTTACCAACAGAAAGGGCAGCAAACTTCATGGAGGCACCCATGGTGCCACCTTTAGCGCCTACAAAATTATTTGGGCTTGGGGCACCGCCGCCTCCACCGCCTCCGCCTGCTGCACTGTCAGAACCGTTAGTAGAGTGCTCGAACTTCATGCTGTCGCCAGGGTTACTTCCGCCCTTGTTCGACGCGCTCTTAATATTAGTGGCGATGCTTTCAGTGAGCTTCTTAGTTTCCTGAAGAACCTTATTTAGGTCTTTATAGGATGTGGCAAGGTCAGCTACTAGGCGTAGCTTAGATGCGCCACTACCCGTGTTAGAAACACTGCCTGCCATATTTACTAAATACCTATCTTCTTGCTATAGCCCTAGAAATCCAATTCCTACGGTCTCTTACTGAAAGACCCTTGATGTCGGCAAGAGTCCAGCCTGGAAATGACTTAGATAGTGCTTCATATTGGTCAAGTAGTGCTTCGTAATCTTCAGTTTTATAGACGAAACAAATCTGCTAACGACAGCGGCATAGGAATGTCCTCACCGCAGGCCTCACAGGTCGTCTTCACCTCCCCGAGGCGTGGCCCAGGGTTTCTCTTGATAATCTCGTCAATGATGTTCTCACGGTCGAGCATTCCAAGTTTTAGCACAGAACTTGCTCCTAGAGAAGGAACTCCATTGATTGATAGCACACAGCTAGCCAATACGATGGTGTTTAGTTCTGCTCGAGTTTTGTCATCGTTTTCCAGAAGCTTTTTCTGGGTTAGTCCGGTAGGGAGAGATACAATAATCTCGCCGCTGTTCTTAGACGTATAAGTGAATCTACGTCCGTCGATTGGGTCGTCCAACTCTACTGATGGAATATCAGTAGATAGGTCTACAGTTACAGTTAGGTCAGTTCTACAGAGAGGACATGCGAAAGCATACTCAACTGTGTCTCCGAAAGTAACGCGACGAATACCAATTAGGATTGCGTCACGGTCTCCGCTGAGTAGTCGGTCAAGTCCATCCTTGTCGATCTTCTCGCCACCTACAGATACAAGCCCACGCTGCAGCATGGCTGCGAGAACCTTACCTGTAGACCCTGCCCTAGCAATCGCCTCTTCATCTGAGCCGTTTAGCTCTCGCACCTCGGCGTACTTAACCAGAGCACCCTCCGCGGTGACATAGCCACCGGGGAGAGTAACATCTGTGTTAGAAGGGGCAATTGTGGTTACCTGAACTTCGGGTGTCTTGTTAGCTTCCTCAGCTGCTTTAGCTAAAGCAGCTGGATCGCTAGTCATCATGTTGTCTGTCATTTTTTGCTCCTATTAGTTAATTACTATTTTACCAAATAAATGGTTAGTTCATGAACTCGACCGAAAGGCCTTCGTGTACAAGAGTAATGTTCTCGTACATTAGGGCATTGTCAGTAGCGCTCAGGTCACTGTAACGAAGGCTGGTAATCCAAGCGTTGTAGATCTTCCAGTGCATCTTGTAGGCTTTGGCCTGAACTAGCTCATTAAGGATTCCAGGCTCACCATTCATCGGGTGGTCTAGCAAATAGACGTCGATGTTACAACGGAAGTTCTTGCCCGCAGATCCTGCGATACCTTCACCAGCTGCGGCAGTAAATAGCTGACGCATCCAGTTGATAGCCTCGTCATTGCCGTGTAGAACACCGCGCGAAAGGCTGATTGGGTCAAACGATGCCATGCCAGGTACCTGGTGTAGAGTGGTGTTCATTCCACCCTCACGGTACGAGATGCTCGACACGTTGATGTTCAATCCACCCACCGAGGTAAATCCTCCACCAAACGATAGGAAGCTATTGCTTGGTGACTGTGTACCAGGGTCCGCGGCCGAAAACATGACAACGTATCGGAAATTGCGTAATGGATCAGTGGCAATCTTAGAGAAGCGCTGAATGCTACTCGCTGAGGTTTTGTTAGTCATTTATTTTCCTCCTAGGAAATTGTTACGACAGATCCACCGTCGTACTGGCTAATGCGGATAATTATGAATTCAGCAGGACGCTGTAGAGCGACACCCACCTGGACGATAACTTGACCCTGACCGATAGTCATGTCAGTGTTGTTTTCAGCATCACACTTGACAAAGAAAGCATCATTAGGTGTGTTACCTGCTAGACCACCCTGCTGCCAGAAGTCCGTTAGGAACGAACGTAGCGTGGTGTCGATTTTGCTCCATAGACGGAAGTCGTTTGGCTCAAATAGGGCGAACTGAGTAACTTCAGTCATCTGCTTGCGTAAGTAAATCAAGCTACGACGAACGCTTACGTAGCGGTCGGCATATCCTGGCTTTAGTGTGCGAGCACCCATTACTACGATCCCCGAACCTGGGATGTAGCGAATAGCGTTTACAGCAGCGGTGCTTGAGTTAAGGTTGTCAAGTTCGGTGTTAGTAAGCTTGGCTACAGAAACAACTCCGCTTAGGCGAGCCTCAAGACCGGCTGGGGACTTGAATACACCGCGCGATACGTCAGTAGTTACGATACGACCGATAACCGCGGCTCCTGCGGGAGCATATACTGTTGCGCCTGTGGTTACCTGAAGTGGGTTTGGAATAACCAACTGTGGGAAGTAAACAGCACCGTAAGCAGCGTTAGTCGTAGCGTAGCTAGTTGCCAAAGTAATCTGGTTAGCAGCAGTGTCGTTGATGCCGTCGATTACTACGAATACATCCTGACGACCAGCTGCGTATGCTAGTAGAAGGTCGATGTCAGCCTTTAGTGTTAGGCCAGGAGCGTTTAGTAGTAGTGCGCTAGTGATCGAGTCAAGCGCGCCGCCAGCAATAGCAGAGGCGATGTTAGCGGTAGTAGGGGCAGTACCGTCCAAGCCGCCTGTAAGAATGGTAGCT